CACAGTGACTGGACCACAAGTCACCAAAGACAAGGTGACTGGACCTAAGGTTGCCAAAGACACAGTGACTGGACCACAAGTCACCAAAGACAAGGTGACTGGACCTAAGGTTGCCAAAGACACAGTGACTGGACCACAAGTCACCAAAGACAAGGTGACTGGACCTAAGGTCACCAAAGACACGATGACTGGACCAAAAGCCTGATGAATGGTGAATGATATAGATCACACTACCTCCTCCACACTTTGGGAGGAGGTAGTGTCGGTTTCGGAAGAGGGGGCGTGAGCATTGCTTGTACCTGCTCACCTCCAATAGTTTGGATCTCTGGGATCCAGAATGTTGTGCGGCGATCGGGACTCTGTTTGTCAGCTATCCTTTGTACGGTATATCCATCACAGGATTGTCCTTCTTTCCCATAGACACGGAGAGTCTTCTTGAAATCACTCTGGTCCCCCTGCACACCACTATAGGTGTATAACGCTGCGCCACCGGCTGTGTAAGCATCATGACAGATTGCCCGCACCGCACGATACAACGCACATAGAGCATCATCAGGAATCATGTGAATGGTCGCATGTGGGGATATTTTAGCCCTGTACAAGGATTCACTCTTGAGATAGTTCCCTACACCTGCCAGGAGGGTCTGATCCATCAGAGCTTTGCACACATTCTTGTGGTTGTGCAATCTGAACAAGCGAACTATTTCATCATTGGTCACATATGGGTTGTGTGATAGTGGATCATGCCCTAGTTTGCTCAGTTTCAGATCCAGTTCCGCGCGGCTCCAGAAAATCTCAATGCGTCCAAAACGTCGAATGTCATGGAAATACAGTTTACCTATTGGCCCTCCATCCTCGCTGACATATTCGATCACAACAAGACAATGTTTGAGATACTCATCAACCGAGACTGGTCTGCCCTTCCAGCGATAGGTTGCCAAAAAATCGGAAGTGGGTTCAGGGCGAATATTTCCGCTCATACCAAAATGTATCCCAATGAAAATATCTCCATCACATTCAAGCCAACTCAGCTTTCCATGAGTATGCACCGATTTTACGGATGGGGATGAACCGGTGAGTTGAAGGCTATCCAGCTTGGCATTGAACTCCTGTAGGAATGGACAGCATCGGTTTACCCATTTGGCGAGTGCATCTGGATTGCGTACACGTAGCTGCACCAATCGCTTGTTGAGGAGGAATCGTTCCATTGTATCTGCAAGAAGGCGCACCTCAGCTACCTCTGGCATTTTTGATCTCCTGAATCTATTTTTGTGATTCTTACCAATCACAAGAATGACTCATCACTTTTCTTGAACCAACAAACAATTGAATTGATTGCCATGACTACCACATGTCTCACATACATACCTGCATGCATGAGCATTGATCTATATAGCCGATATTTTGACCCACGACAGAAGAATGAACTCATCATTGAGAAGTTTCAGGCACTGTTGGATGTGATTGAGATCCAGCAGTTGATGGCAGATGATCCCAAAGAGAAAAGACGTCACGATTTTCGCCACTTGTCCATCCGGAGAGGGTTGAGTCGCATTCGGTCTCAGCCAGAACCGATAGTTGATGCCACCAGCCTGTTGCAGTACAGAGGGATTGGTGAAGGTATTGTGAGACGCATTCAGGAGATCTTGGTTACTGGGGATCTTGCTGAGTTACGAGAGGTCAAGTCCTCGCCTCGTGTCCGGGCGCTCCTGGACCTTACCTCTGTCCACGGCCTTGGTGAGAAACTGGGTAAGAAATTGCTGGATGAGTATGACATTTCATCTGTTCAAACATTGCAGAGTGCACTGCAACAGACACCAACAGGTTCCTCCCTCGATCAACTGATACCACACGCTGTGCGTACTGGACTACAGTTCTATGAGGATATTGGAGCCCGGATACCACGAAAAGAGATCAGTACCACTTACGAAATGATCAAAGAGATCTTGTTCCGCAAGGATCCGCGCATCATGAGCGAGGTCTGCGGCAGCTACCGGCGAGGCAAGTCCACCAGTGGAGATATTGACATTCTATTCTGTGATCCAGGAGCCGAGACTGAAAAAGAACAGATTCTTCAGAAGCGAGAACTGCTGGCATATCTACTCAAGGAATTGCAGCTGGGAGGAAGATTGGAAGCGACACTAAATATTGGATACGCCAAATTTCAAGGCCTCATTCGGACACCAGCTCCCTACAACCGAGTGCGCCGCCTCGATCTGCTCTGGGTTCCGAGGGATAGTTTCTATCCCTCCCTGCTCTACTTCACAGGGAGTGATATTTTCAATCGCATCACCAGAGCAATCGCCCTCCGGAAAGGATTCAGTCTGACCAATTGGGGACTATATCCATTCCAGGAGACGGTGACACGAAGACGGCGAGAACCAATCGAGGTCAATCATGCTACTAAGCAGCTGGACCCACATGCTCCTAGCAAATACATCACCGGAACGAAGATCGATGTACGATCTGAACAAGAATTGTTCATGTACTTGGATCTGAAATGGCTGGCACCATGTCAACGCAGCTGACAAATCACAGTCGGTTACTCATAAACCTTCTTCACATTGTCTAGACTCCCTGTCTCATCTTGCACCTCTTTGCAATAGGTGATAAACTCAGCAACTCGTCTGCTCATCTTTCCTTGTGTTTTACGCTCAGTGAGTTTCAGAATGTGAGCCTGTGTCTTATTGATCTGGAATATATCAAGCAGAACCGCCTTCCTCTCTTCATCGGGCTCATTGATGATAACCTCATTAAACTGGGTATTTGCAACTAATAGGGTGGCCACCAGATTGTCACATAGCCTTTTACCGACTATTTCGCCTCTGATATCAAGGATCCACTCACCATTTTCCTCGAGATATTCCAGCTTGTTCCTCTTATAATCCTTCACACGGATTGGGAACTGGCTCTTTTTCTTGCCATCGAAATAAATCTTTTTGATCATTCGAAAATCGCCCTCCAAAAAGTCAGTCGCAATGCCAACATTTTTGATGTAGTTCATGGCCTTCTCCTCATCACCATCATACAACTGAATGATCTTTTTGACATAGTCCCCTTTGGCAAGGCAAACAATGTCTATTTTTGGGTCCTCCTCATCTTTCTTGTCCTCATCACTACTCTTTCCATCATCCTCGCCATTGCCTTTTGACTTATTTTTGGCGATCTGGTCCCTCAGATTGTTGAGCTGCCTCAGGACATTTTCCTGAAAATGTTGTTGATCCAATGCAGCATCATCAACTGTCGAACCCAAGTTTGTAGCAATGATTTCCGTGGAGACTGGTTGTTGTTTCACACGAGAAAACAAGCCATGGCGACTCGCATTGCTTCGCATTGGATCCAATTTTTCGCCTACTGTGGCACCAGCAACAGGCTCCAGGGCCAGAGCTGTAGACGGAACCACCACCAAGGCGGTGCCTACACTTTCACCTACCTCAATATTGTTCTCAACACCATTGTCCTCAACACCATTGTCCTCAACACCATTGTCCTTATCCTCAATGCCATTGTTCTCAACACTATTATCCTCAATACCATTGTCCTCAACACAATCAGATATTTCGTCAGATTCAGACATCTCATCATCATACATCTCATCCTGGTCTTCAGATGGATAAACCAGACCCAGGCGAGCCATATATGTTGCTGGATCTCCCTTGCAACGTCCACTCAGATGGCGTTTGAGACCGTACTTGTTAGAGAAAGACTTGGGACACCGTGGACAAGATAGCTTCTTCTTAGCAATTTGAGGAAACATTCTCTTTACAGCTGATGACTGAGATGACATTCGGATCTGTATATTATGATTTACAAAAATATGGCCAGATATCCTTATGCTCTGTGTGACCTGACACAAAGACAATGATTTATGCCCTTGCGCCAATTTTGGCGCAGAATCTAAAAGAGTGATCTCAGCATCAATGATTCATCCAAACCAATTACATTATTACCTGCCATTGCGCCAAAATTGGCGCAAAATCTAATAGAGTGATCTCAGCATCAATGATTCGTTCCGACCAAATACATTATTACATGCCAACTGCGCCAATTTTGGCGCAAAATCTAATAGAGTGATCTCAGCATCAATGATTCACTAAGACCATTTACATTATTACATGCTCTTGCGCCAATTTTGGCGCAAAATCTAACAGAGTGATCTCAGCATCAATGATTCATTCAGACCAATTAAATTATCACATGCCCTTGCGCCAAAATTGGCGCAAAATCTAATAGAGTGGTCTCAGCATCAATGATTCATTTAGACCGAATGAACTATTACATACCCTTGCGCCAATTTTGGCGCAAAATCTGACAGAGTGATCTCAGCATCAATGATTCATTCAGACCGATCGAACTATTATATGCCCTTGTGCCAATTTTGGCGCAAAATCTGACAGAGTGATCTCAGCATCAATGATTCATTCAGACCGATCGAACTATTATATGCCCTTGCGCCAATTTTGGCGCAAAATCTGACAGAGTAATCTCAGGGTCAATGGTATAGCACTACCAGTGCATGGCACTTCCCTGCTCCAATTTTGGCGCAAAATCTAACAGAGTGATCTCAGTATGAATGATTCATTTAGACCGATCGAACTATTACATGCCATCTGCGCCAATTTTGGCGCAAAATTTATAGGAGCTATCTCATGGTCTGTTCTACATCAATACAGGTGCCCGCAGATACGCTTCGAAGGCGATGGTGATTGGAATATCACTACCATGAGCATATTTCTGAGCAAATGGTATGGGGCACCCTAACTAGAATTTGGTCACTCTACCTAGACCCCACCAAATCCTAGCAACTAGGTAACTGTTGAAAATTTACGTAGTACGTAAGCATTAAGACTTACTTTCTTGGGTTGTCATAGGTGAACAACACAACACGACCTCACATCCCAGAACAAAATCTACACCCATTTCGATCACTTTCGACTTTTTCAACGAAATTATAACTTTTTACATGGTTTGAAATGATACACCTCACCTCAGCTTTAATGAGCACCCAATACAGGTGCTTTACAGTCATGTAACTGGGTCAACAATTTTAAGTATCACATGCATACCAGGAATAATTCCGGAATTTCAAAAAGTTTGAAATTTTCAGGACGAAAACTCCCAAAATGAGGAAAAACGAAATCGTTTTTCAAAACTTTTCCAGAAAACGATACGGGTGTTCCAAGGCATGTAATTGCAGCAGTTCATGGATTCACCATATCGAGTTATATTTCAATGACTTTTCAAGGCATGTGCCTTACAGATACATGACTGGAACCTTAATTTAGAGTATCAAAGTGACTGTTTACAAGCACATAATACTTGAAATTTCAAGTAGTAGCGTAATTGGTACATATTACAGTGCCTGTATTTGCAGTGGTGGATCTCTCTTCCTAATGTTTTTGCTCTGGTTCCAGGTGCGTTCGGACATATATGTCATCCACCAGTTCAGAAATGTGATCACAAATATCTTCACATCCCAGATTCCGAAAGAAAAATCCTTGCATGATCGCCGCGGATACATCCGTGTGTTCAATCTGGTCATAGAAACAGTCGAAGTGCGCCACTTGATCGGGAAAGAAGGCGGCGAACATTTCAAGCATTTGACTTCGTGTCATATGAGTCATTGGGATCAACATATCAACGCGTCCAGGGCGGATCAGAGCTGGATCGAGACGATCTGGATGGTTCGTTGTCATGAACACGACGATACCCTCCCGTGAACAGATACCATCGATATTGTTGATGAAATCACTGAAACTGAGACCATTGCTACTTGGATCATTGTCACGACCAGCAAACAATGAGTCAATATCTTCAATGATGAGGAAATCAGCAGGGAAATTTTTCATGGCACGTGCCATTTCGTATTGTCCAAAATCCTTGCCAAATTCGAGGAGTCCGATGCTCTTGTCCATCTCGGATGCGAGCGCTCGGATAAGGCTGGTCTTGCCTGTTCCCGGTGGACCAGCCAAGAGATAGTGACGACGATAGGGGATTCCATATTTACGATAGAGTTCATGGGTTTTCTGATCGCAGAAATGTTTGAGATCGTTGACAGCCTTGGCCCGAATGCTTTCATCCAGGTAAACAGTATTGAGTGGTCTCTTGGATACCGAGACCGGATTTCCCCACCAGCCATGAGAACAGGTATAAACAGCGATCTTGTCATTTTTGATCACAGGTTTGAAGTAGTCATGACACTTTTGGCATAGAGTTTCGAGTGTTTTCTGGTGTCCTCTGAGAATCAGGCGACGATACACACCAAGTCTAATGTTCAAGCCTACGGGTGCCTGATCATTCTCCCAGACCTCAATATGAACTCTGTTATCGCTCATAGAGCCAAAATAGAATGGATTGAGGTCTGGACGCGATGCATTAAATGCATGTGTTGTTCCGGGAACAGGCATCGTCAAATCGATCTTGTAGCTGCGACCAGGTGCAATGTGAAAGGTGGCATCTTCACCGCCACCATCTCCATCCATACCAACAAGCCTCCGACCTAGGAGCTGATTTCCATAGACCTTGGTCAGAAACATATTGAACTTGTTGAAGAGCTGAGTTTGTTCGTTGGTGATCTCCAATTCGGATCCCAAATATGATCCAGGCCTTGGTCTGGGATAGAGTGGAGCAGGGTCTTCGATAGGTGTGGGCAAGACGATGTCATTGCCACCTGGAAACCATGTGGGAGCGGTTGAGCTGTGTGATGAAAAAACGGTTCCAAATAGTGCTGAGAATACGAGGAGTTGTAAACGTGGTAAACGTGGTAAATACATTGTTGTAAGTGGTTTGGCTGATTACAACAAAGCTTGAATATACATGAAGATAGGTCAATTTTTGCAGACTACATAGCAGGGGTCCGAGGAACCGTTAACTTCGATCGGTCCTGCGCGCCCAGCAAGAACCACGGAGGGCACGGAGGACCAGTGCTACCGTGGTTCCCATGCTGCTGGCAGAGATGCTGGTCCAGGCAAGTGCACGCGATCCAATGATCTCACTGTCGTAATCGGTGATCCTTTGTGGTACAGGGTGATTGAGAATACGTTGACGAGCCTGGTAATACTGTTTGGTGAGCCGTCGACACAGCGGCAACCAGTGTGGGTGAGGACGACCAAGATGAGCCAGACCATTCGCCACTGGGTTGATCAGAGTCAATGAAATTGTGTTCTTCACAGCAATGAAACTGAGACCAGACATCCAGACTATTGTGATGAGAGAACAAGGAATATCCACATGCATTATGTGTCGGGTCAATATTACCTGTCATTTTTTCGCCTGGAACAAGACTTTCATCCAGAATCTCATCATGTCCGTGATTGCGATCCTTGCTGGAAGTGCAATAGTAGTGGTGAATGATTGCATCAGACTCAGAGACATTGCATGTCACTTCTTTGAGAAGATGTCTATGTTTGTTCTTGTTACCTTTGACAGTGGTGGCTCTCAGGGGAGAATGGACATGGTAGAGTGCATCTAACCTTTGGAATCTCCGGGGATTAACGAGGCATTTGCGCCTTGTGTTGCCACAGCTCTTTGCATCGCGATACCTGTACCATCCTCGGACTGATTCCCCTTCAGGGACCTTGACAGGTTCTTTTCTCGGATTTCCAAACCAGATCGTGGCAAAGCTGAGGATTGTTTTTTTATCACCTAATTCCTCAATCAATTGAGGGATTGTTTTCCCTCGTGTATTGAGATATTCATCCACATCGATAAGAAACATCCATTCAGAACCTTGGCCAAAACGCAACAAAGCATCATTGGTTTGTGCAGGCTGACAATAGCGGTGATCGTTGACTGCGCTCAGAGTAAAATCTAGCCTCTCCCTATCCTCATGCTCGAGCCATTTGTTGAATTGGCCATTGGTTGGACCATACGGGAAATTCCAGTGAATTAGCGTCACAAGCCCATACTCCTGCCATGGTCTTAGAACTTTAGCAAGGGTATCCTGGTCATCCGTATTATTGTCATATAAGTAAAAATGCTCTACACCAAGCTCATAATAGTGTCTGAGCCACTCATCGAGTACCTGTGTCTCATTCTGCATCAATGTGGTGGCGGTAACTTTTTTCTTACAGTTGGTGGCAACCATAATGTCGGGAATCGGCGCCAAAACAGCAGAGGCCTTGACCTTAATAGTATCAGAGAACGCTCCCTTTTGTCTCGGTATTTTTAATCGTGTTTTATAACCAACCACAACGTTTCTCAGGGGTATGGTCACGTCATGTGGAATCTGGTATCGTATTACAGTCACGTGCTTGATATAACGGGCAGAATGCATTTTGAAATGGGTATGTACCCCATCACTATATACGCGAATCTTGGCCAGGTTGACATCACCCTTCCCTCCCTGCGAACAAATCAGATTGTCCAAAGGAGGTAGTATCAAAAACAATCCATCATCTCTGCATATATAACTATACATAAAGGTGTTATCATCAAAACCCAGGAGACGATCATCAAGACCTCTGGCATATCGATCTCTTTTCAGGCCATTGTCCAGAGTCAATCCAGGTATTACCAGGTTAGGGTTAAAGGCCTGAGTGTCGCCGTGGTCTTGAATAGGATCCAGTGTGGGAGTTGGATCTGATCCTATCATGATATTTTTGTACAGTCGGTTTGTCTATATAGAGGTATTTTAATTTATGTGTTGGAAACTCGCAGGTTTGGAGGATGTTGACAGGAGGAACCTGATCAGCTGCCCAGCGTTCAAAACTGTTACATTTGATTGGTGATTTGAGAATCATGCGAGGTATATTTTGGTACAGGTAGTTTAAGAGGCTAATAATGTTGATACCTGGTCCACTGGATTCACTCTCCTCGGGCAGGCCTGGTCCTGGCAGGTGGACATTCTCAAAATAAAACTCCTCATATGTTCTGAACGTTTCTCCCCATGGGGGGTCGAAATGTATCACATCGATCCCTTCCATGAACTCCGGATCCTTGGATGCAGCAACACAATCTCTACAAAAAGCAGCAACATTGCTCTTTGTATTTAATGTTTCTAGATTATTGGCTTGGATTTCGCAAATGGTGGGATCTACCTCAGTGACAATGACCTTGTTGAAAACATTGGCCAGATTTATAGCATCCATGCCCATTCCTCCGAACATATCCCAACACACCTGTGCATCACTGAAATAATGTTTGCCCAACTGAGCAACCTTCCTAGAAATGTAGTTTGGAGTTACATAACTTAATTGATCCTGAAGATAGGTCCATTTGTGCCACTCATTTCCAAACAGGATTTGCAGACCCAATTCTGATTGCTTTGAATGTGACCTTCTTCTGTTCTTTTTGGTTCTACACTTTGATTGTGATTCAGAGTGTTCGGTGCATATGCTCATACAGTGACAATTCTTGTATTTCATCTATTGTCACTATTTTACTGATCAATTTCTCTGGTTTTGATCCTCATTGTGCATGTCTGCCACGACTGAGAACTATGTATGGTTCCATTCGGTAACATCCTCCCTCACCTCCATCAAAAAAAACCTTTTTCCTGATCTGATTTGAATCTGGTGCTCTGGTGATCGTGGTTCCATTTCCAACGAAAAGGATGGAGAGGAAAAATCCCAACAGAATGCTGATTACAACTCCGGCCCAATGGGCCGACAGCCTTGAATCCAAGGCTGGAATTCCAACTGTATACATGGAAAGTCAACCAAACTGTCCCTTTACCTTAGCCGAGGATTGTATTTTTGCTATTGTGGACATTGTGTCGTATATGGTGTATATTTATAACACAGACCACTGGATCCGTGCTGGAAAGTTGCTTTTTTGATGCTATTGGGGTCTGGTCCTTGATAGACAGGAATTTCGCAAATCTGTCCATTGCACGTATTATATAAAATGGATGCAAGACCAAAGCCCCAAATCATTCCAATGAGGGCCCTGCCCCAATATGATTGTACTATATCTAGAAAGATCATACAATCGTAGCACAATTGCAATTACTGCTATTTACATTATGCAAATCTTTAAAACAGCAGTTCATTGATACTATTTTACTGGTTGCAGTGGTACTGTGGAGATTTTGTTCTTATCATCAGGACATGGCACTCTCTTGACTCTGTACTTGTAACATACATCAGCCTCATCGATATATGTGACCTTACCTGCATTCCAGGGGGTTGGATATTTGTACACGATTCGTGGCCTTGCAATACGCAGATACGAGAACAGAGACCCTATCAGAAAAGCTATGAAAAATGCCCTCATGTCAATCCATTGACTGAAATCTATCATATGTGATATGTTTACTATATGACAGATATTACGTTCAGCGAACTGTTTCCGATTTGGTTGACAGCCTTGGATTCAAGGCTGCTGCGTGACATTAGCCAGTGTGGCGGATCAGTACACGAACGAAGCTTCCAACAGTGCCAGCCTCCAAGACGGTGGCGAAGGAGTTTGTTGCTGCAACACCCAGTTTGTCCGATGCATCCGATGTCAGCAACGTGCCTTTGGAGAATGCTCCCCCACTTCCCCGAGCAACATGCTCGCAGTACACAGTCCAGCTACTGAGGGTGAATGCCGCGTGTGGAGTCGAAGTTGGTCTCGGTGAGATAGTCAACATACTGAACAATCTCAAAAGTTAGTGAGTGCTCTCTGTCGCCAAAATCTACGGGCAGACCAAATGCATCTACCCAACGCAGCTTTAGTGTTTCCAAGAACCTGAACGGGCTCTCTAAATAAACTTTGTTCACCGAGATGGCAGTATTGTACAAATACCCATTTGCATCCGCACCCACATTACCACTAACATTACTGCTAACATTACCATCGCAGCTTCTGGAACGAGAACAGAGCTGAACCTTGGCAAATATGTTGTTGATAACACCATTTATCGATGTATCCATGAGATCATCATTGGTAAGATTAAGACCATCTATGACCAGATAAATGTATGTTTGTGGGGTTAGATTGATCTCTGAGAATGGTCTCGGTCTCATTTTCGGATACAAACGACCAGACTCGTTTTTCATCTCTTTCATTGCATCGCCTGGATTGCATGGTCTTTGTCCATATCCTAATCTCCAAATATTGTCATATGCAGATGCGTAATGGTCGCTACCGTCACTATTTTTGAGATATGGCCTGGCAAATCCCAACATACGGTAGAGACTTTGTTCCTCTGGGATGCTCCAATGTGACCAGAAACGCCAATGAAACACATATCCACAGTGCCCCGTGTCACTACCTCCAGAAGTCAATTCGATTTTGATAATGCCAGTGATCCGATCAGCTGTCACCGTGAAAGAGAGATCATGCTTGGTACAATCACTATATGTGTCCAATGCTTCATTGGCCAGATTTTGGATAGTTTGGACAAGCTCTCGTAAAGAGTAATCTCCCTCTGGGATCTCTATCAGGTAAAAAGGGATGCTGCGATAGTCTGGTCTGAATGGTAATGGTCTGCCGTCTCCGACCCTCTTGATGTGAAAAATAATGCGGTTGTTGTGAGCCCCGATAGTTTTATATGGATTGGGAACTTCGGAGGCAACAAGTCTGATCTTTTTAATGTGTGCGATTGGCGGGCTGAGCGTGATGGTGTATGAATCTGGTGTCACGTCCTTCGCTTTTTTCATGTAAATGATCCCATCTTTTTCAACAAATGGCTCTGCAATTTGTACAGCATGATGGCCTCTTTTCCCATCAATATGGAGACCGTGGAGCCCCCAATAGTATTCGGCATTGAGAATCTCGGCATCATATCGGGCCACGATCTGGTTACCATGCTTGTCAGTGATCAGCCTGGTGTATTTTCCGGTGACACTGTTGACCGGAATCTCCTCCAATTCCCATCTCTGACGATGCCGGCTGCTGATGTTAATAAGTCTCACTCGTTCGCGAACAACCCGCCCCCCATTCAGGTGCGGAGCGTCATCCCCAATATGGATCTTGTTGGAATAAATTGGATCATCCTCCATCAGAACGTTAGCCGCTGACTCATCTGGTTGTGAAATAGCGATAACCTGATCTCGCTGGCGCTTTGTTTCCATTTCTTTAAATCTTTTTAGAGTTGACTGCATGCCATAAGTACAGTGGTTGGTTCCAGAATCCACTGGTTGCCAAGGGTTACTGTCCAACATGTCGGTATCATCCATCTTGAACCTACTTGTATTGTATCATATATAAAAGTCCTTATGTCAAAATCTCCACAATCGACTGACATGTGAGGGTTCCGTGTGAGTAGTTCCTCCGATGAGATTGGAGTTAGCGGCTCCTTGGGCCGGAGTTCCAAATACGTCTCTGTGGCGCCTGTGCGTTTATGAAAATGTTTAGGAGTTCTCCTAGAAATTAAGGTAATATGAGCACTGTCCGACTGACCGAGATCAGTGATCATTCCAGACCACATATGTCTTATAACAATATAGCATCATATCAGGATAAAAGATTATTACATGCATCAAGACCTGACAAAAGAGGGCAGAGTGATGCGACAATGTTCTCATTGCCTGTTGGACCCACAGAAATCAATGGTAGTTACAACACTGGTGTGGGCATAGGTCGCCATAGTGTGGACATAGGTCACCATAGTGTGGACATAGGTCACCGCAGTACGAATCATCACATGCACAAACAAAAGCATAGTGATGATCATCACAAAAAGAGTCTCTGGAGCCTCTACGCTGAAAAGACAATCCTTGTTCATAGGACATATGTCCTGTCCAATATTATCGGGAAAGGTAGCTTCGGTGTGGTCAGGCAAGGTTTTCACAAGGATACACTGGATCCAGTTGCTGTCAAGCTGGAGGAGATTTCGGCCAAGAATCGTGTCCTATCAAAGGAGTACCAGATCTACAAGAGAATCTGGAGTGAGGATTGTGGACTGCCAGAGATCATGGCATACGGGAAGAAAGATGATTATCAGTATCTTGTAATGCAGATACTAGGGCCGAGCCTCGAGGATTTGTTCCGTCGATGCTCTAGGTGTTTTAGCATGAAAACAGTACTGATGCTGGCTGATCAGATGATAGATCGACTCAGATATATTCATGACAAGGGGTTCCTGCACCGTGATATCAAGCCAGAAAACTTCCTGACCGGCATACAAGAGGATGCAGACAAGGTGTTCCTGGTTGATCTGGGTCTTGCTAAGCAGTGGAGGACCGAGGCAGGACACATCCCATACCGGACTGGGAATCGTATCATTGGAACAGCAAGGTATGCCAGCATCAATTCCCACATGGGCCACCAGCTCTCAAGGCGTGATGATATGGAGAGTCTTGGCTATTTGTTGGTCTATTTTGCGAAAGGGAGGTTACCATGGCAGTCCATCCGCAGTCGGAACAAAGATGAGAAATACGAAAAGATATGCGAAAAGAAAAGAGATTTGTCATTGGAGACCCTGTGCACTGGCCTTCCGAAAGAGTTTATCCTATATTTCAGACACACTCGCTCTTTGCGATTTGATGAGCGTCCAAGTTATGATTATCTGAAAGGACTCTTCCTGACTGCTTTCAGCAACGCAAGATATGACTATGACCATAAATGGGACTGGTCATCACTGTGAACGCGCACACATCACATGTGAGCATGCTCACATGTGCACCATGTAAGAGAGGTAGATTACCACCAGCCCTAGCTAGCCAATAGTTCAACAGTCACAGTAACTGAGACGCGAAAATTCGCAAACATTTTGGAGGATTAAAAATAAATTTCGGATCCAAAAAATCTCAGAAAAAAGTGCACGCTACAGCAAACGTGCCTGTTTAAGAGGTAGATCAATAGTTCTTGGCTCAGAATGCTTTGGGTGCCTCAGACTTAGCTAATAGTAACACAATTACAGTACCTGAGATGTGAAAATTCACAAACATTTTGGAGGATTAAAAATAAATTTCGGATCCAAAAAATC